ATCGCACCCGAAGGCAATGACGTGCCGGTCCCGGTCGCTAACCAGAACCTGCTTGGCAATGGTCGGAGTCGTAGCATCCGCTCCCGGCAGGTCCGATAGCGCTGTCGCGCGGTCCGTGGTCAAATCGTCGGCGCTAGTGTCCCAATAGTAAATGCCGCCGTCGCGTACATTAAACAGCAAGTCTTCACCGAAGTTGTCCACTCCCCATAAACGTAACGAGTTGGTTATCGTGGTAGTTGAAGCGGAACCCCACGTGCTCCTGCCCCACGTAGACGAACCCCAACCGGTTCCTGTTACGGCTACGCCAAGACCCGAGTTTATTTGATAAGTACCTACCACAGACGCCCCGCCATTGCCTGTATCTGATCCGTCGGCAGTGACCAAAACAGGATTAAGCACGCCGTTTTCAGTAATGCTTGTAATGCTAGTTCCAGCGGTTCTCGCTTCAATTGTGTAAGTATTTTCGTCTAATACATTGACTTGGTATTCTTGATTGAGCACCGCGGCCGTTATCTGGCCGCCAAGACTTACCGCACCACTAAAAGTGACAAAATCGCCAGTAGCTGCGCCGTGTAAATTATCCGTTACAGTGATAGTAGAAGAACCGTTGACCGCGGCAAACGTAACGTCGCCCGCGGAAGTGGTAGTGCGAATAGGCGTAATGTCGTAGTAGAAGCCACCTTCGTTTATATAAAACTTATACCGGGTTCCTACCGAGACAAGATTGGAGCCATCTAACGTGACATACGTATGCAAAGACCGGCAAGGCTGCAAGAAGCTAAAATTAGATTGTCTGACCCAACCACCTATCTTTTCGGGGTACCCATAGTGAAAACGGACCTTGTCCGAGTCGGACCAGCCCCCTTCGTTGGAGTAAGACGTGGCTTCTTTATTGATTCCGGGTCTGAATTGTAGCTTGGCTAAAGGCATTCGCTAACCTCATAATAGGTATTCACCAGTCGCTATCATAGATGCGAGCTCATGTGCGCGGCCTTTTACGTCCCGACTCCATTTGGAATCAAGGAATTCCTTTGCTGCGAGGGTATAATCCGCCACTTCCATGGCAGCTAACGCTTTCTTAAAGCCACGCAGACGTGTGGCACCAAGATTAAAGCTAATGTCAATCATAGCATCTTTTCGCACATCATCAAGGCTATTAAACCAAGGATATTCAGAGCTTAACTCTTTGATGACGCGTTCTATGTCGTTTTCTAGCAGGTAATCCACTTCGTCATCAGACAACCCAATGCCGCCGTTAAGGTCTACATTTCGCCCTGCGCCTATAGTCCAAAAACCGGCACTACACCGGTATATATGCGACTTTACACCCTCATGGCGCTTGAGCATTTCAATAAGTTTTTCGGTCATAGCTGCTTTAGCACCAATAGCATTTTGGATAACGTGTAAAGATTATTCAGCGCTTTTGGTTACGCCGTCTTCGGCGTTTTCCTCTTCTACAATCTCATCAATGCTATCGCATACATCGGGGACAATCACACCCGTAGTAAGGCTCAACGCACTGCGGCCTACCGCTCGGACACCTTTGTACATTCCAGAGCAATAAACTTCTTTGTTTTCAATAACCTGCTCAACTGTAGTGCAGGACGCCATTAGTAAAGCAATGCTAAATATCAACGCCAGTCTTACCATTTTTCTGGTCCTCTAAGAACTTATCTAGTCGGGCTTTGTAACCTTCCATAAAATGGTCGGATATACGGTCTTTAATGCCTCTGTCTTTCTTTCGAAGGTATTTAGATGGGTTGATGTAATCCACGCCACCGTTTGAGAAATATAACATATCCTGAGACTTACTGGGTCCATAACACAAACGTGGCACCCGGGGGACAGAGTCGCTACCGTTAACCACTGAAATCTGATTGTCCAGAATCATTGGCTTTTTAAAACCCTTAAAGAACGTATTTGGTTTTCCAAAAGTAATAAGACTCAGGTTGTCGTGTTTACCGTTTAGCTTAGCTGCGGACAGTTCAGCTAAAGCACCGCCAAGACTGTGACCACAGATCAGCGTTCGCTTGTTGTAGTCAATATATGGCTCGATGTCATCCCACACTGACGCGTGGGCCGCGACAAACCCGGCGTGACACAAGCGCCCGGCGTACGGGACAGGAACAGGAAACAAATTAAAAGCCCAATCGCCCACCTGCTGCGTGCCACGGAACACGATGATGTCTATGGTCTTGCGCTGAATTACAAAGGCGGTTGTAGAAGTAAGTCCAGATTCAATCTTAGTCGCGTCACGGTTAGTCTCGTTGTAGGCTTTCATTGACCACGAGCAAGCCATGCTGAGAAGAACAGGGTCTAGTTTCATGCTCCACCTAATTTTCTTTGTAGTATTTTAAGTCTGTTTGTAGGATCAAAACTTCTTTTTGCAATTCTACAAGTTCTTCTTCTAATTTTCTTATATCGGGAAAGACATAGTTGTTTTGGTTACCCCTAAGACTTCGTGTCTCTTGGGCGTTAACGTCTATTCTTTCACTGATACTGGCGTAGCCCCAAGTAGCAACCGCTACTACAGTTATGATCTGCAATAGCCAAACTATGCTTATTGTTAGCTCTGATCTGTCGTTTAACTTTGGAGTTGCCATGGGTCATATAGCTACCAAACTTACCATCCAGAATATTATACCCATAGTCGCCCCAGTCATTAGGAGGATCAGAGTACCGTCGATAATTAACCGTTTTCGCTTAGCCCGTGCTTCAGCAGCAGCGAGGCGTTGTGCGCGTATGGCGCGCCGTGTCTTCATCATCTCGTTGTAGAAGGCTTCGCCCGGCCCGTACAGCACGATGATTTCTCTAAGCTGCGCTTCCATTTGCTGCGTCTTGTGCTTCGCCATCTGTATTTCTAAGGCTTGGGCTTCTACCGACGAGCCTCGAAGAAACTTAGGGCCGTACTGGTTTTCTTTCTCTATCTCTAGGATTTTTTCCTTAGAATCAAAGAACTTACCTATGTACTGGGCTGTATCCTCTATCTCACGTCCGGCATTTACTGCCTTGGCAACGAGGTTGTACGCTCTTGTCGCTCCTGCTATACAGGCACTTATTGTTACGGGGTCCATCAGTATGCCCTCACTGTTACGGGGTCTGCCAAACGGGGCAAACAATATGCAGCGAGGGCCACGCCTCGGGGTTCGTAATTAAGGGTCCGCTCTACTTTCCCCCTGACAATAGCTGTAGCAAAGTAATTGCACCTATTGATGTCATAGAAGTACATGTCCGAAGACTGTATCTGGCCGTTGACCAGAACATATAACAGGAATAAATGCGTCATACTTCATCCTACCAATCCCCCGACCAGTGCTTTAGCCCTGACTCGGCATAAAACTTACGCTTTTCCTGTTCCCAGTCTAGCCCAAGAGTTCCCCCACGGTACACAATAGTGTCGTAAGGCGGGTCTTCTCGGTACGTCTTAATGAAGCCTGCGGCCTCCATTGTTTCCCTAATCTTTTCAAATACTTCTATGCCGGGGTCCGTATTTATCATCTCGCCCATTAGCACCATGGTTATCGCGTGCATGTACGTCTGTGGGCCAAGGAAATAGATGCTGTTATGCCCTTCCTGTAACCGTTGTAGATAGAGCTGTATGGCCGTGCTATACACCGGATTTTGCGGGGATGTCATCATAAAATCATGCGAGAAGTCGTAATCCCTGCATGTCGGCACAACCCACTTTGTATCCTCGTCTACCAAGTCATCTAACGGCGTATTCACAAACCGGTCGATGTCCATGTACAGGCCGCCCTCAATATAGAGCTTAATTAGCCGCCATAGGTCGGTTTTCTGTACTATGTGTTTATCTGCAATCAGCGCGTAAAGCTGCGGTTCTAGCTTGTCCTGTAAGTAGGCATCTACCTCGGCGTCGTCATATATCGTGACTTCCCAGTTCGGGTTTAGCTCTATGAGCTTCTTAACGCCTTCCGTTATCAACGGGCTTTCGCTGTCTAGTAGGTCCTTAGTCTTCCACGATAGGTGTACTTTTTTAGGAATCATATAGACAGATCGTCGTTACGCTCAGTGCTGCGGCCCTCTAGCGGCCTGCCTTTAATCGTCGTGTTCATCTTGTCGCCATCCCATTCGTTGTAAGCATAAATACCCATCTGGTGAATCGGGAAGATGTCTGCTCTAAGCAGTATGTCCAGTGGCCCCGTAATACCGTACTTAATCACGTGGGCAAGCATGTTCTTCGCCACCGCCGGGTCAATCGCGTAAGCGTGAGCGCGGCAGATAAAATGGTAGTTCGGTCCTTCACTTGCGTGGGGCGGCGTAGGCAGTACCTGCCATCCCTGTTTGACCTGCTCGTGGCTACCTAAGTAGCAGATCGAGTTATACACCGCGTGTTGGGTGTACGGTTGGGTCATTACGCTGTCGTGTTCAAGAACTACCAACGGCTTATCTTCGACCACGCACTTCGCCCAAAGGCTTATGTGGGACAGCGCACAGGCTACCTCGCCCCGCGTCATGTAGTGGTCGGTTATCTTTATGCAATCCATTATCGGATTGTGGTGCGACGGGGCTTTCAGCTCGCCGTCTATGCCGTTATAGGCATCCCAGTATTCCCACTCTTGGCCCACTTTGTCACAGGACTCGGCGCAGTGGGCGGCTTTCTTTTCTGAATCTTCGTGGCCCTCGACCCTAATTATGTAGGCTTTGGAGGGCGTTAAGTCGTACGAGAAAAATAAGTTCAAAGGTTATCCTTTTGTTATTGCGGCGGTGTGGCCGTTCCCCGCAGAGGCTTTCCACCATGTTGTAAGGGCGCCTACTTGAACGGGGGAGGAGCGGCTTATAAGATTGTTGTGGCCTAAGCGGCCGTAATTTCCAAACCCCCAAGTCCAAAAAGTGCCGTCGGTTTTGAGCGCTCCAATATGAGAGTTCCCCGCAGAAACACTAGACCACGTGGTTAAAGCACCTACTTGCACGGGAGAAGACTGATTTGTTGTGTCGTTTTGGCCTAATTGCCCTCGGTTGTTTTTGCCCCAAGCCCAAAAAGTGCCGTCGGTTTTTACTGCGGCCATAAATTGAGTTCCCACAGAAACCTGCGACCATGTAGTTAATGAGCCTACTTGGACTGGGGAGGAATGACTTATTATGTTGTTGTGGCCCAGCCTGCCATAACCTCCATAGCCCCATGTCCACAGTGTTCCGTCGGTTTTAATCGCAGCGCAAGCAGCTTGGCCCCCAGAAACTTGGGACCACGTAGTCAAAGAGCCTACCTGTACTGGGGAAGACCGATTGGTTGTATTATTGTGCCCAAGCCGCCCATTGCTGCCCTCTCCCCACGTCCAGAGAGTGCCGTCGGTTTTAATTGCGGCTATGCAATTCTCCCCTCCATCCACTTGATACCACGTAGTTAAAGAGCCGACTTGCACGGGGGAAGAGCGGTCTGTTGTAGCAGAAATATTTTGCCCCAACTGTCCGGTGTTATTTCTACCCCAAGTCCAAAGGGTACCGTCAGTCTTAATTGCGGCTGTCTCACTACCGTAGGCTGAGACAAAGTTCCAATTAGTTAAAGAGCCTACTTGAACGGGGGAAGAGGGACTGGAAGTGCTGTTGAGGCCTAATCTACCTGCGTTCCCATTACCCCACACCCAAAGAGTGCCGTCGGTTTTAACTGCGCCTGTTTGGGAAGTTCCGGCAGAGACTTGCGACCATGTGGTAAGTGCGCCTACTTGTGTTGGAGAAGAACGGTCTATTACAGTGCTATTTAAGCCTAGTCGGCCGTTATTACTTTCCCCCCAAATATACAACTCTTTGTCTAAAACAGGCTTGGGCCACGTACCGGCTTTCTCGTTCTCTAAGGCTTCTGATAATGTCCAAACACCGGGCGCACTGCCGCCCTCGCCATCTACTGGTGGAGTTATAGTGGGAGGTGTTTTACTGAGCACTCGGCCCGGATATTTTTGAACAGCCATTGCCTACTCCTTAGAGCGCGTCAACTTCTTCGTGGGTAGTCGCTGCGTTAATTGTAGCAATACGAGCGTCCTTAACCGCTTTAGCAGCAGACACTGCATCAAGATCACCTGAAGCGTCGTCATCCGCCATTTCTACCTGTAACTGCGCGTCTACAACTGCTTGGAACTCAGCCTTAGCTTGTCCAATCAAACCACTTTTGCGCTCGTCAACAGTAAGTTCGCGCTTTGACCAAACGATCTCTGCGGGGCTTTTATCGATGTCGATTACGTGAGTAGTCATAATCTCACGGTTTTCTGTTACGTCAGGGAAAATCTCAACAGCTTCACGCCATCCACCTTCCGTTGCTTTCTTTTCAGCAGGCGGCTCGTAGTCCCATACATCCGTGACTTTCCCGCCGTGCACTCGTATCCAATAACCTGTCTTTGTCGTTGGCATTTTGAACTTCCTCTTTTAAGTCTTGCTTAATTTTAACAAAGGGGGCTGTCCAGTCCCCGTAACTTGTTTGGCGGAATAACCGTACTGAATTATACCACGCCGCTGTACTGCCCGGCTTCGCCCACAGATAATAAGGCAAAATGGGTATAACAATCCACGTGGGAATACCCATAGCACCCGATAAATGGGCAACTGACGTACAAGACGTAATAACTAAATCACAACTTGCAACAGCGGCTGCCGTATCCGCCCACGAATCTAAACATACGTCCTTAACCCACTTGGGCTTGTGCTCGGCCCCTTCATCGCGCTGTAGGCTAACGAATTCGGCATCGACACCCTTGACCGCATCAAACAACAACTTAGGGTCAAACTGCCTGTGCTGCTCATGCTCAAACTGCGGGTTACCCTGCCATCTAAGGCCAATACGTAACTTCTTGCCTTTCTCAACGTCAGGCTTGGGTATATAAGCCGCGCCATCAACGTCGGCATACTGTAACTGCAACGGGATAGCCGCTGACATGCTCGGCACCCAGAAATCATGGACCACGCCAAATACGGCCTCGTGCTGTACTACTGTCGTTACGCCTTCGATCTGACTGATAATCTGTGCCAGAGACCCTGAGCAAGCCACGATGACCTTGTTGCCTAACCGAGCTATATCCCGAGCGAACCGCGCACCGTGTATCTGGTCGCCTAGTCCGCCTTCAAGGTTTAGTAGCACCGTAGCCCCTTTCTCGCCATTCCACTTTTCTGTAGGGACATTAGGCTTACCGTTACCAAACACTCCTTCGATACGGCCTCGGTCAATCAGCTTCATGCCGTCTAGCAAGTGCCCGTCACGTATAGTGTACCAACCACGATTAAATGCCGCTCGGTGGTTCTTAGGCTCGGACATAGCTAACTCTTCGCCCAGTTTCTTTGCCTCGTCCAGATTACCCATTAGGCCCTGAGCAAGCATTAAATCTAGCTTGTGCATCTCACGGTTGGCTTTTTCTTCACCGCGCCAGAAACGAGGCTGTACAAACCGGTCGTACATGTGTTCTAAAACGTCTTCAGCAGACTCATTGTGCTGTTTTTCTAATACAGGCTTTACGTCGTGCAGACCCGGAACCTGCCACACCTCTTCGTCTTTCTCGGCTAAAGTGCTGCCGTCAATGTTACTAAGATCGTAGCTGTGCTCGTTTAGCCCCAAAAAGTCATGTATCCGGTCAAGCTCAGTCTGCGGGTCAGCCAATAAGTTCTCGTACTCCACAAACAGTATGCACTCTGGACCTAACTGAAAGCCTGAGTTTAGCCCTACGTAAGACTCTTGCAGATGCTTAATGAGGTGGTGGTTCCGCAAAAAGTCTTCTTTGTCTTCGGGCTTAGCTACACGGACAAACGAGGCAGCACAATCAGGCACGTCGCGTACTGTAGCAATGATCTTAGGCTTTACCCCAAACACCTCGGCGGCTACCTGCATAGTAGTCGCTTCACACCAACCACGGGACTTATCCAAAATAATAGACTTGTCCACGTGTGCGTATTTAGCCTCTGCAATGTTACGCAGGATGCGTTTTATTTCTGCTTCCCCTGCCTGCTCACTTGCATCGGCTTGAGACGAGTGGCTTTGCTTCCACGCTTGGAACGTACCAAACATCATGTCCAACAGCCCCGAGGTAGACGAGGTGTGCATGTCAGGATGCTGATTCAAAATGGCTGCTAGTACAGTCGAGCCGCTTCGTGGTAACCCTGATAAAAAGTAAAATTGTTTCATGAACCCTCTTATGTTGTTGTTTTATTGATTGCAAGTGAATGGTTTGCCATGGGCATTTTTGGTAGCTCAAACCACGTAGTGAGCGCACCTATTTGGACTGGGCTGGAGAGATTAATGGCGTTGTTTTGTCCGAGTTTGCCGTAGGTGTTAGCGCCCCAGCTCCACAGTGTGCCATCGGTTTTAAGGGCGAGGCTGAGAGTAGTTCCAGCCGTAACTTGTGCCCATGTAGTGAGTGCACCTATTTGGACTGGGCTGGATTTGTCGATTGCGTTGTTAATTCCGAGTTGGCCACTGCTCTGATTTCCCCAGCTCCACATCGTACCGTCGGTTTTAATAGCGAGGCTTTGAGAATTTCCAGCCGAAATTTTTGACCACGTAGTAAGTGCACCTATTTGGACTGGGCTGGAGAGGTAAACTGTGTTGTTATGGCCGAGACGGCCAGAAGCGCCAGCGCCCCAGCTCCACAGTGTGCCGTCAGTTTTAATGGCAAGGCCATGATAATTTCCAGCCGTAACTTGTGCCCATGTAGTGAGTGCACCTATTTGTACTGGGCTGGAGCGGTTTATTAAGTTGTTAAGGCCAAGTCGACCGAAGCTGCCTTGGCCCCAACTCCACAGGGTGCCGTCGGTTTTAATGGCAAGGTTATGATATCTTCCACTCGAAATTTTAGACCACGTAGTGAGAGCGCCTATTTGTACTGGGCTGGATTGATCGAGTGCTACAGACACGTTAAGACCGAGTTGCCCTTGGCCGTTATGCCCCCAACTCCACATTGTGCCGTCGGTTTTAATGGCAACGCTGTGAATACTTCCAGCCGAAAGCTTAGACCACGTAGTAAGTGCGCCTACTTGTACTGGGCTGGAGAGAATTGTTGTGTTGTTATGGCCGAGTTGACCTTGGCTTCCACTACCCCAACTCCACAAAGTCCCGTCAGTTTTAATGGCGAGGCTATGATTAGCTCCACCCGAAATTTTTGACCACGTAGTAGGAGCACCTATTTGAACTGGGCTGGAGGTGTTAACTGCGGAGTTAAGGCCGAGTTGGCCGAAGTTGTTTTTTCCCCAACTGTACAGCTCATATTGAGTAATACCCGTCCACGTACCGGCGGCAGTGCCCTGAGCCTGCTCGGTTAATGTCCATTTTCCACTAAAATTAGGCATTGTTCAGGGTTCCTATGTGAATGACTGGTCTATTGCGGCGGTGGAAGCATTGCCTGCGCTTACTTGGTACCATGTAGTCAAAGCGCCTACTTGAACGGGAGAGGAACGGTCGGTTATTGTTGGCAAATTTTGTCCTAGCTGTCCCGCTCCGTTGTTTCCCCAAGTCCAAAGGGTTCCGTCGGTTTTAATTGCGGCCATGTGGCTGCCCGATGTTGAAACTTGAGACCAAGTAGTAAGCGCGCCTACTTGTACTGGAGAGGAGCGGTCTACTGTGTCGTTGTGGCCTAATTGGCCAAACTGGGAACTTCCCCAGCTCCACATCGTGCCGTCAGTTTTGATAGCGCCGTTTTCAACAAACCCTCCTGAAACCTGTGCCCACGTAGTAAGTGCGCCTATTTGAACGGGGGAGGAACGGTTTATAAGATACGAGATATTAAGGCCAAGCTGCCCGTTACCGTTTGCACCCCAACTCCACATCGTGCCGTCGGTTTTAACTGCGGTGGTATGTATGCTGCCACAACTGACTTGAATCCAATTAGTCAGAGCACCGATTTGAATAGGACTCGATCTAGCAACAAGATTGTTATCCCCAAGACGCCCTGAAGCAGCGTTGCCCCACGTCCAAAGAGTGCCGTCGGTTTTAACTGCTGCGGTGTGACCACTACCCGCAGAAGCTTGCGACCATGTGGTAAGTGCGCCTACTTGAACGGGGGAGGAGCGGCTTATAGCATTGTTGTGGCCTAATTGGCCAAACTGGGAACTTCCCCAGCTCCACAGAGTGCCGTCGGTCTTTATTGCGACGCAATGGCCCCACATAGACACTTGCGACCAATTAGTTAGAGAGCCTACTTGAATTGGAGAAGATACGTTTATGCCGGAATCATTGCCTAGTTGTCCTACGGTCCCTGCACCCCAAGCCCAAAGAGTACCATCCGCTTTAATTGCGATGGAAGAGGAGGATCTCGCTGAGACTTGCGCCCATGTAGTTAAAGAACCGACTTGTGTTGGAGAAGAAGTATTGACAGTAGTATTAAGACCTGTTCGACCTGAACTCCCACTACCCCAAGCATACAACTCCTGCCCAGAAGGCACCGAAGTGCTATTACCAAACCCGCTAAACTGGCCCGGCCCATATTCACTAAAGGCTTGAGCCGCGAACTCTGTAGTACCGCCCGCAGTTAGGGTTACCGAAACAGCACCCGCAGACGAAGCAGTGCCCGTGGCTAACGAGCCGTCAGATTGTTTGGCAGTGACTACGTAGCCCGAAACCGTACCGTCGCCCGTGTTAGCCGGAGCAGACACAGTAACACTCGCAGACAAGACTCCCGCGCTAACAGAATCTATAGTAGGTGCGTTGGGCGCTTTTAGCGGTTGGAAACCGCCAGACAGAACTCCACCTTTACGGCTCATGGGCTACTCCTTAAGAGCTAGAGATAGCTTCGTAACTA